GCTTTCCGCTCCGGTGGCCCTGGTCTCTTCCGCGTCGATATCATCCGCAAGGCCGCTCTCTGCGGTCGTTGCCCTGGTTACTTCTGCCGTGATTGCGTCCGCCGTCTGCGTGATCCGGCTGGAAAGGCTGCTCTCCGCTCCTGTCGCTCTTGTCTGTTCAGCTGATATGTCGTCAGACAGATCGCTTTCCGCGCTCTGCGCTCTCGTTACCTCTGCAGTAATGTTTCCGTTCGTAACTTGAAATCTTGCCGTGTAATCCGTCACAAGTGCAGCGTCTCCGTCGTCTATGTACTGCTTTACGCTGTTTTTGTATTCCACGTCCAAAGCTTCCGCTTTTACCGTACCCGCTTTGATTAAAATTCCGTCGAATTCCCCGGCTTTTATAAAGTCTGCGACCATTTTACCGTCTGCCGTGATTGCGGTCATAAATGGCCCATTTACGCCCGTTTTGGAATGTCCCAGGCCTGCAAGGTTCCAACGCCACACATTTTGCGCCGTCGCCATGCTTGCCGTATCCATTATCATAATTTCCTGTGGGTGATTTGCCGGGTGCAATACCACATATCCGCCGGAATTTCCTGTGATCGCGTCCGTTGCGTCTTTGATCGCCTGTTCAATATCCGCTCTGATCTCTTCCGATCTGGTAGAAGCCTTTTTCAGCTCTTCTTTTGTTTCCTTTTCGTTTTTGGATATCTCTTTCGTAAGGTTCGTCTGCGCGTCTCCGATCTCCACGCTTTCAAAGCGTTCTTTCAGCACATTGTAAGAATATTTGATAACCTTCGCCTTTTCCCGGATTCCGTACCTTTCGATAATCACCGTCACCGTATCGCAAAGCCCTACTTTTTCCAGTGCTGCCACATTCTCATAATCGCGCGTCTTCCAAAGGTTCACGAAAGAAGCCGTAATATGGATTTTTGGATCATCGATACCGCTTTCCGCATATGCCGTGGCCTTTTGTCGAAGTGCCGCAACCGTGATTTCCGTTCCCTCCTCGAAGGATTGCGAAAAATCCACCGGAACGCAGCGGATACGCGCATACTGCGCCATTTTAGGCGTATATATTATTCTTTCCGGAAGTGATACAAATACTTCTTCCGACTCTTCTTCGTCTTCCTGCGTATATACCGCATAAGGGAAGATCGCCGTCACCACTTCCGCAAGGGATTTTTCGGTCTGCGCGTCCAGCATATTCTTTCCATATCGAATTTCAACGCCGTTGTCAGCTCCGCGATTTCTGAAAAGCTTTACCGTCTTATTGTCAAACTGGAATTCGCCGCCCCAAACGTCCAGAATTGATCCAGATACCCCGCCCAGGGCCTTTCTGATACTCAATACTTCATCGATTTTCGTGTTGTTTCTCGTTTCGATGTCGGAATATGCGTTGTAATCCGTCTGGATTTCTGCTGCCGCTATCAGCTGTTCGATCGCTTCTTGCGCTGTGGCTGCCGTAATTTGTGGCTTGCAAATTACATTCTGTGAAAGCTCGTATGAAACATGTTCGCAATACCACGTATCATTTCCGGCGATTGGTTTTCCGCTTTTATAAACTCTGAATATCTGGTCGTCGTCTTTGTCGTTTGGTTTTGCTTTTAGCAAGCTTTCTTCCGTGATTTCGTCCGCATGGATCCCTTCTTTCGGGTACACAAGTACCATTTCGAAGATACCGTTTCTCTCTTCCGTTACGATACATGAAATAGCGTCCGTCAGAAGTCCCAGTCCGTTATTATTAAAATTTGTCTCCGTGGATCCATAAAGTACCGGTATCATAAGCAGCACCACCTTGGTATTATTTCAATCTTTGTGATGTTTCCCGTCCATTCGATTTCATTCTCCCCTGCCGTAAGCTTTGGGAAGAGCTGCGAAACCATTTTGTTATTCTGCGGCGTAAGTCCTTTGAACGCGCTCATAAGCTCGCTGTCTACCTCTATGTATTCGGATATCCCCTGGAATGCGTGTTGTCTGTTGTTGATAATCAGCGACACGTTCCCGGATCCGAATATCTTTATGTACGGCTTCGCCGTAAAGCCGTACATATTGTAGATTTTCCCTGCCGAAAAAAGTTCGATTTTTCTTTCTCCGCATTTCGCGTATTTCCACGGTTTGCATGAAAATTCGATATCTATCTTTCCGATCATGCCTGCTGCCATGTCCGCCACGCTCATTTTCTGCCCCAAATAGGCCATTCTGAAGAATTCCCTTTCGTATGTATCTTCTAATCTCTTATAGCCCGAATTTGACGCAAATAGCCACTCGTAGATATTCCTTGTTACCGTTTCTAAGTCCTGGTGATCCTCTGGCAGAACGTGGCAAGTGTATTTCTTTTCGATATTCTCGAAATCTTCATTGTCTAGCGGATCCGCTTTGTTGTTCATGATAAGCGGTGATCTTCCGGGAATGTCCACTTTTTCAACGATCGGGACGGGCTTTCCGTAAAGCCCGTCCTTTTTCGTTATAATCATTCCCATATCCGCCGAATTTTTCCCGTTATAGGTGAAGCTGTTTATTGTTTCCGTCAATAGATCAAGCATAAACTACCTCGTCCCTTTCCTTGATTTCCTCTGCCGTCCGAAGTACCTCTTCCGTCAGCTCTTGGATATCCTGCCTTCTTTCGTTGTGGAAATGCTCAATATGTAGGTTGATTTCCGTCTTGTTCCCCATTTTTTCGTCGATTGGCGTATTCTTTGAAGATCCGGAAAGTGGTGTTACGACCGTTTTACCGTTTACCATCGAAATAATTTCCGGCCCCGCTTCCGCCACGATTGCGGATCCGCGCGAAAGAATTCCGCCCTTTGCCAACCTTGGAAGAGTTAGGCTGTTTATCTTTCCCACTGCTACACCCGGGATAAGGTTGATTAGATCTATGGCCCCGTTAATCAGTCCTATTGCCGTGTTTACCGCGTCTTCTATCATTCCGATTACGCCGTTGATTCCTTTTTTTACTGCTCCACTAATTGCGTCCCCGATACTCGATCCAAGTGTAGAAAACGTGTTCTTGATCTTATCCCATAACCCGGAAAAGAAGGTTCCCCATGACGAAAATACGTCTTGCACTGCCTTCCATGCCGCTGAAAATGTATCCTTAAACCACGTTTTTACACCGGAAAAGATATCCTTGATCTTCTGCCATAGGTTCGCAAAATAATCTTTAATCTTCTGCAGCAGATTGTCGATCATTTCCCGGAAGCCTTCGCAGTTATCGTACAAAAGCTTGAATGCTCCCGCGAATGGATTAACCAGGAATAAAAGTATTGCCTGCCAGTTATCTTTCACGAAATCGATCACCGCATTAAACGCAGCCGGTAAAATCTCCGTGAAAAATGCCTTTATTCCGTCCCAAACTGCAAAAAACGCGTTTTTTATGGCTTCCCAGATAGCATTTACCGCATCCCGGAACCATTCGCATTTCGTGTAAAGCGTTACGAATATTGCTATGAGCGCCGTTATTGCTACGATAATAACGCCTATGGGGTTTGCTGCCATAATCGCATTCAGCGCCGCAAACGCCGCCTTCGCTCCCGATATCACCGGCCCCAGCTTCGAAACCACGTTGATGATCGTTCCCACGGCTGAAACCACTTTTCCTATGACGATAAGTACCGGCCCGATCGCTGCCACGATTGCCGCGATTTTGATAATCGTTTGCTGTTGTTCTTCGTTTAGTCCCTTGAACCATTCGGAAAACTTTTTCACCGCCTGCGAAATGGTTTCTAATACCGGTTGTAAAGATTCAAGAAGCGTCGTCCCTAGCTGCATTGCCGTGTTTTTTTGCCTGGTTCAGCGCTATCTTTGCCTTATTGCTCGATGTATCCAGCTTTTCGAACGCGTCTTCCGTCGCTCCTGCTGATTCCCCCATCTGCGTCACTACGTCGTTAAGCTTTGTCGCGTTGTCCCAAAGGACATTCGCCGCTTTTCCTGCTTCCGCAGATCCAAACATATTAGCGATCGTCGTTCCCGATTCTGCCGCCTGTTCGTCCAGGATCGATAATACGTCCGTTAATTCCCAGCCCGATTCCATGGCTTCCGCCATGGTTAAGCCGCCTTCTTTTATGTGTTCCGTTCCTTTTGCGAATGCAACCGCAGCTTTCGAACCACTCTTTCCCAGCTCGTTTAACATACTGTTCATGTATGTTGTCGATTCCGCCGTTGCTATACCGTTTGAAGTCATAACGGCGTACATTGCCGCCAGATTTTCAATGGATACCCCATTCGCCTTTGCTGTCGGGATTACTTTACCCATGGAAGAAGCCAGCTGATCTACCGTTGTTTTACCAAGGTTCTGTGTCATGATAAGAACGTCGGACACTCGCCCAGCTTCGCTTGCTTCCAGGCCGTACGCGTTCAGTGTTGTTGTCAGAATGTCAAGCGCCGAAGCCGAAGAAGTGAATCCAGCTTTTGCAAGCGCCGTCGAATTTCGCAGGAAATCCACTGCGTCCGCCGTGCTTTGGCCTGCGGATATTGCGTCATATACATTATTCGCAATTTCCACGGCTGAAATTCCGCTTTGATCTGACAATTCAATGATTGCCTTTTCCAGATCTTCAAGCGGAACCTCTGTCGTGTCCGCAATCGTAGACACCTTCGCCATTGCGTCTTCAAAGCTTGAAGCCAGGGAAAGCGTCGCCCCGCCTGCTGCCGTGATTGCCCCGGTAATCGGAAGCATTTTCTGTCCTATACCGCTGATCGTATCGCCGGCAGTCTGAAACTTTTTCCCTACCTGTTCCAGCTGTTGCGCCGTCGTGGATCCAAAATTTTTCGTTTCATCTTCCAGGCTTTTGAGCTTCTGCTCTGTTGCCGCTATTTCCCGCTGAAGGTCTCTGTATTGTTCTTCGTTTACGTTCCCCTTTTCGAATTCAACCTGTACCTGTTTTTCCGCTTCCTTCAGCGCTTCCAGCTTTTTCTTTGTCTCTTCCACTGCTGCCGAAAGAAGTTCCTGCTTTTGCTTCAAAAGATCAGTATTGCCCGGATCCATCTTCAAAAGGCTGTTTACGCCTTTCAGTTCTTTTTGAAGGCTCCTTGATTTTTCATTTACTTCGGATAAGGCCTTGTCCAGCGAAGTCACATCACCGCCGAATTCTATGATTATGCCTTTGATCTTGTCTGCCATATTATCCGCCCTTTCTGTATTTTTCTCGAAGCTTCTTTCTGTCCGGTTTGCTCTGCTGCATTCGCCAGCAATTTTCCAGGTATTCGCGTCCTTCCTTCGTCTGATTCATCTTGTGTATAAACGCTTCTCTCATATAAAACAAATACACGTCCAAGTCCAGGTCTTGAATTTCAAAAAGATTTAATCTTGTGTAATCTATTACCAGCTTTTCTCCGGAAGTTTCCGTCTTATACCGCAATTCCCCTTCATCCGATCCGGGATAAAAGGGGATTGTCAGTTTGGGTTATTTTTCACTCCGCTTACAAAATCCACAAAACTTTCGAAGAAAGCGTTCATTTCCTCGAAATCGTAGTTTTCTGTAATGTATTCAGTGCTTATGCGCTCGCCGCGCATATTGTTCGACAGTATTTCCGCGCAAAGCCCGCCCAGCGAATCCATTGCTTCTTCTATGTTCGTTTCGTCTTCCGCGTCAAGCTGCTGGATTGCCGTCATTTTCTCGAAGGTTTTCTTCATCGGCATTTTAACCATAAGCTTTCTGCCGTCTTTCAGTTCCACATTGAAAAAAGATCTCTTAATTTTGTTAAAGCTGAAGGTTTGATTTCCCATATAATTTTCCTTTCTAGCAAAAACGGCGACGGCTTATCGCCCGCCGCCGTTATGCGCCTATGTTTTTTTAATCCCCGATTACTTCTTCCTCGTAGATGATAAGGGTTCCGTCTTCGTCGTTCGGCATTGCCTTGAATTCCGCGTCTACCACGGTTTCCTTATCCTTTGCGAATGCCATGGAAAATCCTGCCTGGTTGTTTCCGACGATCATAACCCAGATATCGCCGTCTTCTTTGTCTTCGTGATGGAAGCAGATAACGTAACGCTTTCCGTTCGCATTGCCGATACCGCCGATCTTAACCACGGTATAGTCCTTATTCTCCACGGTTTTCGATGATACCCTTGCCGTTTCGCAAAGCTTCTCGATGGTATTTCCGCAGAATGTCATAATGCCGGATTTCAGCGTTGCTTCTTCCTGCGTCATACGTGACTTCGAAACCTTTCCCATGTCGTCCTTTGCTTCGTAGTATGTAGGCTTATATTCCAGCGTTGCGCCGCCGCTAATATAAGAATAAAGGTTCTGATCCGTGCAAAAGCTTTCCGGCGAAGGAAGCTGTGCGCCTGCTGCCAGTTCCGCAATGTGCAAATAACCGGATCCCAGGATAATTCTTTCGTTATCCATTCTCTTTCTTCTCCCTTCTTATTTTCTCGAGTAATTCGAATTCGTAAGCCGTCTGCTCCATGTTCTCTTCGCTTATGAAGGCTTGATACTTCCGAAATTCGACGTCAAACAATACTTCCTTTTCAATCCTTTTCTGCAGCTTCGGAAGATCCGGATTGTCCTTTCTTTCCGTGTAAAGTTCCAGGCTTCCCGTAACCTCTCGAAGCACGTTTTTGAAATCATGGCCGCGTTCCTTTGTTGTCGCAAGGTAGCAAATATACGGCGGTGTTGGCAATGGTTTTCCTTTCTTTTCCGCGAAAAAGTCTTCTGCCATGGGAAGTCCCAGTGCTTCGGCCCTTTTAAGTATCAATTCAAGAGTTGCCATTTCCTATTTCCTCCGCTCTTCGCTTCACCTTCTTTTCGAATACTTCCGAATACTTCTGTTCCACTTTCTTGATGTGCGGCTTTGCTTCCACTCTTCCGCCGTTTCTCGAAGCGTGTCCGTATTCCAAAAGGTGCGTTAGCTGGTAATGCTTTGCGTTATATACCGTGTTTCGCTTCGATCTTGTATTCTCAAATCTGTTTTTCTGTTTCCAGTCCCTCGCATATGCGCCGGTTCTTTTTGGCGAATCCTGGTTCAGCTCCTTTACGGCTTCCTTTGATACCTCTTCCACGGTTGTCTTAATTTCCTTTGTCAGATCTTCCGTGTACTCTTCCAATCCCTTCGCGATCTCACTTGCAAGATTATCAATACTAACTTCTGCCATTGTTTCCGATCCTTTCCGCCGCGTACAGTTCGATTTTGTCGTCCTGCGTCGGGCCGTAAGTTCGGTATATGGATAGACGCTGCCCTTCGCATTCCACTTCCGTTTCCTGCCTATATTCCGAAGCCCATACGACAAACTTTCGAAGACCTTTGAATCCCTTTTCTCCCGCCTTCAAGAATTCGTCCCTTCCTACCGGCTGCGCTTCCGCAAATATCGTCCTTTTTTCGTCCTGGTCTCTTGTGTCTCCCGTTTGGATTAGTTTAATACATACGTCCATTCCTTAACCTCGCTGCGGATCCGGCGCAGGGTTTTTATATTTCCCTGCGCCCTTTATTTTGGTGATTGTCATATTGTAGCAGCTGATTAGCATTTCATAGCGATCACTAATGCTATAATTTGCCTTAACATAGTTCAGCACTGCTTCCACGATCAAAGGATCCTTCATCTGTGCGACATAGCTTTCATGAACGCCTATCCTTCGAAGGTCTTCCATTGCCGCGTCAATCAGCTGTTCCAGATCTTTATCCAAGATATCATTCCCGCTCTTGCGGACGCGAAGCTTTGCCGCTTCCAGTAGCCCTTCCTTTGTCATGGTTTACCGCCTTCCCTTAGTTTCCTGCTGCCTTCTTCACGCGGATAAATCCGTTGTACGCCGCAACCGCACCGCCTGCGAAGATCTCCGCACGATATGCGACCTGTCCGGTCTTAAACTTGAAATCAGTGGACTTCTGCGTTTCGATGTCGGAAAAGATAGCCATTTCGTAGTTGGAAAGCGGGCCGTAAGCCATTTCGTACTGTCCTGCGGTCGCGTCTGCCACGGATACGCAAGCGCTGTTAATCAGATAAGGTACTCCGTCGATCGTTCCGGTGTTTCCGTGATTGATGATCGTATATACCTTTCTGCCCTGCTTGTCCTTCACCTTTGCGAAAGCCTTAAGATCCTTCTTGCAAAGGATCAGCACTGCAACGTCTTCCACTTCCTCGTCTCCGCCGTACTCGTAGATGATGTCGTCCAGAGTGTCCGCGTCGATCTCGGTGATTGTCGTGATATCCGTGCTAGGGTTAATTACCTGTTCCGAAGCCTGCTGCGGGTTGTGGAAAATGCCCTTGAATTTTGCGGTTGATCCGTCACCTACAAGAATCTGTCTGGTGATGTATCTGCGTACCGCACGCGTAACGCTCGCTTCCACTACTCCGTCATAATCGGCGTTGGGAAGCTTAATCATCTCGTTAGGCTCTTCGGTGTAAGCCGTAACTTTCTGCTTCTCAATCGTCACGTATCCAAAGGTTGGCTCGTTGTCGCTGTAGTTAGCGCCTTCCGCCGTTGCTCCGCCGCCGTTGCCGTAGCTCTTCACATAGCCGCGCTGGTAGGTCTCGCCACCGATCAAAGGCACGATCCTTACGCGATCGATAAGGGAAGATACGTCGTTGAAAGTCTCCCTTACGTCGCTTGCGGTATGAACGGGCGTTACCGTCTGCGTTACGGAAAGGGTGTCGTTTACCCTTCTTCCAAAGCGGCCCTTATACTTAACTGCAGAACCGGATTTCAGCTTTGCGCCGCGTTCCTCGCGCGCCTTCATTTCTCCGTTTGCCTGCTCTGCAGTCTCTCCTTCGCCGGTTCTAGGTGCTGCGCTCTGCGCGATCTTAGCAAGCTCCGCTCTGTTCTTCGCGTCCTTAAGGATCCCGTCAATCATGGTTGCGGTATCAAGGATCTTGTCAAGCTCTTCGCCCTTTGCTACCTCGGACTTTGCCTTCAATTCGCCCAGAATTGCAAGCAGCTGTTCCGCACTCATTTTGATAAGCTCTTCGTACTTATACATTTTCTTTTCTCCCTTCGATTTTTATAATTTGTTTTTGATGATAAGCCTTTTCAGCTCGTCACGCTTCTTTTCTTCCTGCGCAGCCTTTTCCTTCGCTGCGCGTTCCTGCGCCACCTGTGCTTCGCTCTTCATTCCTTCCGGAATGTGCTTTGCTTTTGCCAGATAGTCGCCTACTGCTGCCACGGCTTCCACCGGATCGCCTACTTCGATATCGAAATACTGCGCTGCCTGCTGGCCATTCAGCCACGTTTCCGCCTTCATAAGCTCCTTGATCTGATCTATCGTCACTCCGTTCGCAAGGTGTTCTTCGTAGATCGCCCATATTCCCGTAGTGATGATATCCAGGTCGTCCGCCATCTTCCGCAAGTCTTTCGCGTTCCCGCAGGCTGCCGTCCACGGATCATGAATCATCATAAACGCATTTGCCGGGATAACCGGCTTTTCCGTTCCTGCGAAAGCAATCACTGAAGCAATCGAAGCGGCCAGCCCGTCCACATGGACTTTCACCTTGTTTTTTGTCCCGTGCCGTTTAAGCATGGAATAAATCGCAAGTCCGGCGAATACGGATCCGCCGCCGGAATTGATGTAGATATTTAGGTCTTTGCCTTCCTGCTCTGCAAGAAAAGATCTGATCGCTTCCGGATACTGGTCTTCGTCCTGCCACGCGTCCCAATAGTCCGCGCAAATATCCCCGTAGAAATAAAGGTCTGCAGATGTCGCCGTGGCGTTCTTTACCATGAAATTCTTAAAGATCTTGTTTTCCACTCTCCTTAACCCCCTTTCTAACGGTCAGCAAAAGAAATCCCGTTTTATTATTTGTCTGATCCTGCTGTCCGATCTGGTAAACGCTCTGTTCGTCTGCCTTTACGTAGTTAAGGCTTATCATTCGCACGTCTCCGTCTTCGATCGGCTCGTAATACATAAGTTCGCGGTATTCATTGATTGATATGATCCCTCTGTCGAAAAGAACGGATCCTATCGCGGATCTTGTTTGCAGCGTTGCATATTGCAATCTGTTCGTCGTAAATATGACTTTATTTCCAAAATCCCGTTCCCTGTCCGACAGAAGCTTGAAGGTGAATTCAAGGGAAAGCTGAAGCGCTATCGGTTCAATCACAGCTTCGTAAAAAGCGTTCCATTCCGCTTCGTTGAAGTTCGACATAAGAATCTTGTCGTTGCAGTTATAATACCGGTACACATTTTCCCGCAAAAACTGCGTTTGCATTGCCGGAATGCTCTGCGCTTTCTGCTGGATCTCGTGAAATTCCATAGTGTTATCCAGGCCAGCGATTCCGCCGTTGTTTGACGCGTTCATGTAGGCTTCCTGGAATTCCTTCACTTTCTGTTTCAGTTCTTTTTCGTCCGCGAAGTTGTTGTATTTCAAATAGCCTTTAAGGTTCGCGCCGTTCTTTACCACATTTCGCAGCGCTTCCCCTGTCGTGTCCAGAAGTTCCAGTGTATTCTTTAATTGAGCGTCCGGCGGCGTACCCATAAACCTCTTTTTGTCGAATCTCGCCTTAATGTGGATCACATTTTGGTATGGCACGGTATATTCTTTCCCGTCATAGTCCCAGGTAAAACGAAACCATATGATACCGGAATCTTCATCCTGCCATATTGCATAACTTCTTGTTTCGATCGGCCTAATCGCCGTAACCTTCGTGAAATCGCTTGAATAAAATATCACCGCGAAGGCGTTCGATTTGTAAACCAGATCGGAAGCCATTTTATAAAGTCCATCGAAGGACGTATATTCCGGCGCCCAACGCACGGATAAGATCTTCGAAAGATAGTCTTCCTTTATCGTCAATCCGTTTTTGTCTCTCCGGATCAGCTGTGGTTTTAACTTTGCTGCGTTCGTAGCGATACAATTTGCGATCGCGCCGATGATATCACTGTCCCTTAGATTTCCGTTTGCCTGGTATTCGCCGCGGGTGATATAAAACGGCGCATATTTATACTTCCAGAAATTCAAAAAATCTTTGATAATGCCCGTCTTTTTCGCCCCCTTCCCGGCTGTCTACATTCGTTCCACTTTACTTCATGATAAAATAAATTATCGGTGAATTCTGATATGATTTTTTTCATGCAAAAAGCGGCTCAATGCCGCTTTTTTCTTGCATTTTTCCGCTTTTACGCCGCGCGGTTTTGTAGCTGTTTCCCAATTTCCTTGTGAAACTTCATTTTCACCGCCAGAGCGTCGAATACCGACACTGCTCCGTCTATGTGCGCCCGCTTTTCGATCTTTACCGGCTTCATCCTCGAATCGTTGATGTTGATATCCACGGCCACGTTCAAAAGATGTGCTTCCAGCAGCGAATTGTCGCCGATTTCGTATTTCCCGTCCTTAAGATCCCCTTCAAAGGCGTGTAATACCGGCGTTAAGTTCGTTCCCTGGTATACGTCGTCCATGTGGAAGCCCGCTTCCTTCATGTCCTGGACAAGATACTGCGCGGAATATCTATCGTATCCCACTTTTAGCGGCTTGATCTTATATACCTTCACCAGCTCGAAGAACCATTTGTAGACGTCGTGATAGTCTACTGCATTGTCTCCGGATATCTGTAAAAATCCCAGCTCTTTGTAGATGTTGTATGGCACATTCTCTTCGTTGATCGCGATTTTGTATCGTTCCAGCGGCATGAAAAATCTTGTGAATATATAGTTTTTCCCGTCCCTCTCAATGATGATCGAAGCAGCCGTAAGGTCTGTCGTTCTCGACAGATCTATGCCGCCGACACAATAGCAGCCGCGAAAATCATCCAGTGAAAGCGATATCGGGTTTCCGTCTTCTCCGCGACAGATAGCCTTCTGTACCGTGGCATATTCCAGCCATGCGATCGAAGAATTCTGCTTGATATTGCAATACTTCGTAAGGAACTCCGCTTTTTTTGATAGCGAAGCGTGTGCAATGGCAATCTGCTCCCGGTAAAACTCGCGTGACACTGATACGTCCAGATTTGGATTTGATTTTTCCAGTTCTTCCCAGGTATCCCACTTTTCCACGTCGTCGATCATGTATAGGAACGGAAGAAGCCTTCTTTCCTTCGACGATCCCTTTAAGAACGACGTAGATCTCTTGATTAGTTCGTCATAAATGCCGTCGTTGATATATCCCGCCGTGGAAGTGGATAATATAAGCGGCTGCTTTCTCGCACCGATGGCCGAAGTCATAACTTCATACTGCTTCAAGCCCTGGTCTCCTGGCCATGCTTCCATTTCGTCGTTAAGAACAAAGTGCGGATTGAAACCATCCGACTTTTTGCTGTTAAATGCCAGGCGCTTAACGCTTGTGTTGTACTCTGCAATATAGATGTCGCTTCGCCGTCTCTTCGTGATCTGATCCAGCTCTTCGTCTGATTGAACAATCTGATAAAATGCGTCATAGCTTAGATCTGCCTGCTCTAATTTGGGTGCAAGGCAATAGAGCTTTGCGCCGTACTCCCCGTCCACATAGGCCATGTATGCCATGATTGCAGACGCAAACAAGGTTTTCCCGTTCTTTCTGGCCACCAGAATAAGCACTTCGCGGAATTGCCGGTATCCCGTCTCTTTGTCAAGGATTCCAAAGATCGCGGACACGATGGCCTTTTGCCATAGCTCCAGCTTCAGAAGGTCGTTTCTGCCTTCCGAATGGTGGCAAAAGTTTTCTATGAAGTCGATTGCTTTTTTTGCCTTTTCAGCGTCAAAAATATATTCGCCGTTTTTGATCCCGTCGACAAGAATCTTATATATCGCCTTGATCCATTTTCCTACTCTGATTTGCCCGTGGGTGATCCTGGCATAGTATTCGAATATATAATTGTTTAACCCTGCTGCCAGCGCCATTCTTTCTTCCCTGCTTTATCCTTCCCGCAGCGCCGCAAGTCTTGATATTTTTTTCTTCTCCTGCGGCGGCAGATACTCAATTAGTTTATCTATGTTCGTGTTGTACGCCCTGGAATACTTGTCATAAATCGCCACGGCCGGATTTTCCTTGTCGTAGCTCTGCTTCCCATTTATGACCTTGCTGTTTAGGCCTTCCGTTATCATGGCTTCCTTTGCCTGTGACATTGCGACATACTGGAAAGCGATTTCATCGATCTTTCGGAAGATCAAATTCTTTTTCCGCGGATCGTCGATCTTTGAAAAGAACCTTCGCAGGCTCTTTTTCTCCTTCTCGATCATCTCGTCCGTAAGAATATCCCCCGCCGCTTCCTTTTTCACTCTCTCTTTCAGTTTTTTTCTTCCTGCTTCCGGTATCTTCTGGTAAAGCTGCAGAAGTTCCGCGAAATCTTTTGAAGTCCCGTTATCTCCCGGCATATCTCCCGAATTTTTTTCATTTCTCGGCATATTAACCCCCTATACGCGTGCGCGCCTGCAGAGTAATCTTTACAGCACTCCCTCGGTTCTCGTACGGCTCCTTATGGCCCTACCCCCGGGGGGTGTCTTCTGTCGGCACAATGCGCCCGTCTTTGTCAAACTTATACCTTTTCTTTTTTCCGTGAT